CTATTTGTTTGGCGTAGCAACTGGTGGTCCTGGTCGAGAGCTGTTGAAGATCGAGAAGAGCCTGAACGCATACGTTAATGAAGACGAGCTGGCGACTTACAACATACCAATCGTAGGTAGCTTTGTTGGTAACGCAGCACAGAGTGCAGCTGTTCGATCACGCTTCTATGACCATGTTAAGAAAATGAACGACCATCAGCGTGAGATTGAGGGTCGAGCAAAACGTGAAGAAGACTACGGTGACTATCTCAATAAGTATCCTGAGGCAGAGCTGTACAAAGCGAGCGATAAGATCTACCGCAAAATCTCTGACCTCAAGTCAAAGCAGCGCGATATAAGGGATGCAGATGGCGACAAGGACGAGATCAAGCTGATCGATGAGGCAGTACTGGACCTGATGTACAACTTCAACGAAGCTGTGAAGGATTACAAAAGGAATTAAAACACTACCAATCAGGATATAACTAATTGTGGCTGCAAGCGTTGTAAATTATTGAGATTGCTAGTGTTTTTACAATATTGTGATTCCGGTCGTCGCGGGTTCGAGTCCCGTCATCCACCCCATTATCTTATTGAAATGTAAGGGAAAGACTACAAATACCAAAAAGTATTCAAAGTAGTATTCCCACACATTTCCGGGTCTTCGTACCACACTTTCCCCACGCCGATCGGAGTCCTGAAAAATCAGGATACCGATACAGGGATAGTGTTCTCCACATACTGTCTTGCACCTTCAGCTGAAAGATGCGCGTAGCGATTAACCATTTCAACGGTCTGCCAGCCGCCTAACATTTTTAATGTCAGCAGAGGCGTTCCGTTCATGGCGTGATAGCTAGCAAACGTATGCCTAAGATCGTGCCATCGAAAGTCTTTTATTCCAGCGCGCTCCAAAGCGTTTCTCCACGCTTTCCCGTTTACCCTGCTAGCCTTGCTTCCGTTGTAGGTAAAAACCCACTCACGGTGCTTCCCAGACTGCTCCTGGATAATCTCTAAGGCTCTTTGACTCAAAGGCAGTCCATGATTGTGTCCTGTCTTAAAGTCATCGCCATCGATCCAAAGCATTCCGCGTTTTAGATCTAGCTGGGACCACTTCAGATTCTCGACGTTCGATTTGCGTAGTCCGGTTAATAGGGAGAACTCGACCACTGGTTTAAGGTGATCGGGCAGCTGCCGCATTAATCGAGCTATCTCATCTTCTGACAAGAATCGGATGCGCTTATTGCCTTCCTTCCAAGGTTTAATCTTGATCGGTTCGACTTCCCATCCATGCTCTACCAATAAATTAAAGAGCGCTTTCACGAATGCCAGGTGACGATTCGTGGTTGCTGGAGATGTCGTCTCCAGTTTGCGCCTTAGCAGATCGTGAATAACCTCCTCTGTTACCTGACCTAGTGTCTTCCCTTTCAGGTGTTTACTAAACCAAGCAGCAATGGTTCGATCACTCTCGATCGAGCTGGGGCGCTTTTCACCAGACTTAACCGCAAACCATTTATCAATGGCGTTATCCCAAATTAATGGGGCATCAACGACACCCCGATCAATTTGGACTTTGCGTTTGTCATGGTACTGCTGTGCCACACTTCGGACCGAAGACCCTGTACTTTCCCGTACACGTTTACCTTGCGGTGTCTTTAGTTCGATCCAGTAGATGCTTCCTCTCTTGTATAAGCTCATATATTCCTCTCCACAGGAACAACGCTTGCATCCACGCCGCTAGAAATATCAGAAACTTTCCACGATAGCCAATATTCCAGCGACAACCATTAAAATAATTACACCAAACATCATCCAATCATCTGGTCGCATCTTTGGTGAGATTTCGATTGTCTTGTTAGCGCCAACGATCTTCTCGACCTTCTTCTTTCCCTTGCGCTTGGAGGTTTTCTTAATGCCTCTTGAATGCAATGGGGTGTTTAACGCTTCTTCTAGCGTCATGCCATTGTGTATCCGGTTATAAACCGTACCTGGCTTTAAACCAGCAGCTTTAGCTAATTCAGAAACTACTGGTTTCTTTTGTTTCTTTTCAGATTTCTTCATTCTTCTCCTCCGAAGCGAGTTTCATCGACTTGCCCATACACGCGCTGTATCTCGCGCTCGATGTACCAGCGGGCTTTTTCAAGATCTACTACCGCACTCGATCCTGGTTTCTTGCCAGCGCGCCACAAATATTTCATTGCATTGCCTAAGCAAAAATTCATGTGTTCGGTTATTTGGATGCACTCCACACCACTTGGATGAGTTTTGTAGTGATAAGGGTTTACATCTTCGTTATTGTTTTTCATTCAACGTGTTTCCAAGTTATTCCTTCGATTGCTTCCCAAGCTGTCTGCCTGGCAACACCAAAGTCTTTTGCAATTGCTGGGACGGTATTCTCTAGCCAGGCTGCATACATCTGTTTGCCTAGCTCATGCCGCTTTCTCATTTCTATGACTTTTTCTTCAGTCAACTTCGACGCGTAATGTGATTCTCCCTTCTTCGTCATAGCTGGTTATGCTCTCTGTTGTTTTGAAACGATGACCGCACAATAGGCATTCTCTTCTTCGATACCTCACGTTCTTGTCTTCGTTCTGTCTGGACTGATATACCTTTGTTTCGCTCGTACATTTAGGGCATCTCATTGGCTGTTTCCTCGATCCAATCAGCTATTTGCTGCAACTGCTGGATGGCGAGTAACGCCGCATCTGCACCTAAACCTGCCTTCCCTTCGGTTAAGAGTCTTTCTGAATCTTTGATCAAGCGTTGCGCCTCGATCATCGGACCTGACCAATCAATCAAAACGGGACCTCCGATTTCATCTGTGGACACTCGTGCGCTACGTTGCAGTACTCCAGACACCTTTTTGGTTCGCCTGGTCGATGCACTACGCTGTGTTTTTTTCCTGCTTCCTGACATGCTGCTTCTGCCTCCTCTTCTGAGTAGTAGAGTTTCACAGCAGATTTGCGTCCTTCCTTCATCAATGCCCAACAGTGCTGGGTCATCCATCGATCTTCATCTGAACAAGACGGAGGACTCTCTTCTTGGTGTGCCTTGACGCGCTCTTCCATGTAGGCTTCTGCTTCTGATAGATCCCAAACGGGAATATCCACTGCCACAATTGGATGCTTTGGATAGCCTTGATCACGCTTTGCTTGTGCCTTCGAAAAGTCACGCAGCATTGCAATGATTCGCAGCTTATTGACGGTCATGCCATTGGCTTCAGCCAATACACGCAACAGGTTCAGCTGCTTGATCCATTCAGGCTTTACATCGCCTCGAACAGCCCAAGTGCTAGTGAACTTGTAGTCGTACAGGGTTTCGTTGTCGTACAGGTCGAATTGCCCTGACACTTTCCATCCGTTTACGTCTTTATATAGACGCTCCTCAACATGAAGATCCGCTTCGATACCAGCGCGCTCTAGTAGCGTGTGACCCATCTGCCCATACAGGCTGTAAAGACGGTCCGAAACGTCCTCGATAGGCTCAACCGTTTCCTTTAAGCGACGCTGGTAAGGAGGCGTAATCAATTGGGTAACGCTGATGTCAGAATTGCCACGGGTGTAAGGATCATTAGTAACTGCCCTTACGATTGACTCAGGTAGGTTATAGACATTAGTCAGCATACTTCGCCGCCTTTAATACTCGCTGTGTTCTCCCACTAGCGCCTCTTCGACGCTCACCGCTATCAACTATCAGCTTTTTGCGTAAAAGCGCTGACGGTCGAGCTGTGATGCTTGAGTAGGGCATGTGGGGGAATGCGTCGAGCAGATCTTCTTGAGTAGCGCCGTAAGCGCCAGTTTGTTCGATGAACTCAAAAACAATCTGTTCGAGATGAGATGTATCCACAGAATGAGCAGACTCGCGACTGGTATCGCCTGACTCTCTTCGATGGAGCTTATGCGGCTCGGTGCCGAACTCAGTTTCCTCTACCTGAATCATGGCAACCCCTTAGAACGGAATGTCTTCGTTGTCAGGATCGACGTTCATTACGCCGCCGTCTGGAGTAGCAATACGATCCTGTGCGCCTTTAGCTGCCGCAGCGTACTCAGGTGACTCAGAAATCTTTTTCTTAGTCCACTCAGTCAATGCTTCATATTTATCTGGATCGAACTGCGCCAAAGAGAACATTACGCTTGGATTGATTTGCTCAGGGCAGGTCATCTTTGATGGCAAAGGCATGATCGAGGCGATGTTTGCGTAGGTCCTTTCGCCTTTCTGAGTGTGAACGATATTCAGCATACAAGGCTTGCCCAGTACGTTTTCAAGATCGAAGTTGTCTAGCTCTGCCTGGCTAAAAGGGCGACCACGCCATGACTCAAGGTCTTTGCGTAAATTGGACTTAGCGTTAAGCGATTGAGTGTAGATCTGGTTAATTGCATACGGCTTACCTGCGAGATCGCCATCAGGGATCAGGTCTTCAGGCAGCTCCCAAGTAAACATGACCTGCTTCTGGAGCTTTGTCTCACCGTTGTACTCACGCTTCTGAGTGCCGAAGTCTACGATTTTGATGCAGCGAGCCACACTTGCTCCAGCTGGGGCGGGATCATAGTTCTTTCCGCCTGTTGAGCCTTCACTGACAATTAAACTCATAAGAAAAATTCCTTTAGGTGTTACACAAATACTTTTTGGTATTCGTTATGTGCATAAAAAAGGGCAATAGCCCGTGTTAAGTGAGATCCCTCACAAAACTAAGATTATTGCCGTATGTACTGCCTGTCAATACCTTGCGGTATTGTTATTTACAATCCCTTGATATTCATAACTCCAGCTGCACGACCAACGATTTGTAGACCCTTCAATGTCTCCTCGCTAATCTCTTCGTCTTGATAGTTTTGGTTGTCGTAAACCACTTTCCAGCCGTGTCCTAGCGACTTCCTGAATCTGGCTAAGGTGATATTAGATCCATCGACTACTGCGAACACAGAGCCGCTTGAGTCAATCTCACGCTTTGACTTGTCGATGATGACCAGATCGCTTGGGCAGATTGTTGGATACATGCTGTCAGAGTTGACTTTTAGGATGCTGGCATTCGCTCTACCCGTGCCAGGTGCCATTCCTCTAAATGTTTCTGGGGATATAACCATCCACTCAGATGGATGCTCATCGATGCCTGAGCTAATAGGTACTGATACCGCTCGATCAGTGTTACCTGGTGATTTCTGATCCAGCCATCCTTCAGGAAGTTGCAATGATTTCTCTATATCTCGGCACAGCTTTTCGCCGATGTTGCGTTGATGATCTGGGTTTTTCGTTAAGATTAAGTTAATCAGGTTTGGGTTTTTCCCTGCTGCGCGACAAAACGCAGCCCTGTTTCCTTCATACTTGTCATCAATCAACGCTTGAAGGTTGGCTCGTCTTACTTGTGGCTGCATGCTTCTCCTTACCTCAAGGTATTACCATTAAGTATTTATTAATATACACAGGTATTTTTGTAAATACTATATGTGGTACTGACAAGTGGTAATTCTTGTTAGAGAATACCTGCGTGGATTTTTCAGGAGAGGAACATGAGTCTAGTTGAATACCTAAAAACATTGACGCAGATGGAGCGCGAACAGTTGGCGCACATGGGCGGATGCACTGGCGCTTACGTCACAAGCATTATTTACAAGAACCACACGACAACCTCGCTGGCGCTGGCTGTTGCGGTGGACAAGATGTCGAAAGGCGAGATCGATTTTCGTGAGCTGATCAATCGTACAGAAGACGTTGACTGGGACTACGTTAAGCAAGCATTGGTCAGCAGACCCGAAATTGTGTTTGAAGTCGATACTTGTGAGGATTGATTGACTGCCATATAGTATTTGTCTGCTGCGTCGTCGGATCAGACGGCAGGGCGTAGTGGCATAACCGATACTGTGGGATAGCGTTGAAACATCGGTAGGGGCGGCGAAGCTAGCACCCCAAACGCGGAAAGGCTGGCGAATCGTGCGACCGACGGTGCATGTAAAGGCTTAATCTCGCTGTAGTGGGATTGGGCTAAATGCGTCTCCCTCCAGTGCATCTAGCAAGTACCTTATAACTATAAGTAATTAACTTATAATCTCTTATGTGCATTCAACACCAAAAGGTGTTTTTTTTGCGACTAAAGATGACCAAAAGGTATTGTCATCTGACTTTTATGACGGCATGATTACGTTTATCGGTTGATCCGATCTACAAGACTAAAATCCAAAGGAAAACTTATGCAAGAACTAAAGCACTTGCCAATTGAGCTATCTATCGATAGTGCAGCAGGGATTGGCGAGATACATCAGCGCATTGGTGATCGCGTTGATGACGTTATTACAGTTACGATCACTAGAGATCAGGCTATTCAGATAGCAGACTTCCTGATCAAGTCTTTCAAAGTGAAGAAATCAGAGACCGTGCAAGGCGATCCTGCTGGCTTTGATGAATTTTGGAAGGCATATCCGCGTAAAGAGTCTAAACAAGCCTCTCTGTCGATCTGGAAGCGCGACAACTGTGCTTCTATTGCGGAGAAGATTATGTCAGACGTAGCTAGACGCAAAGATTCGCAACAGTGGATCGATGGCTACATCCCGCACCCAAATACTTATCTTCGCCAGAAGCGATATGACGACGATCCCTCGGAAGTGGTAGCAGCCCAGCCGTGGGATGGTGTTTTGTGAATCTACCGCCAGGTGGTAAGCCAATACTAGATGCACGGATCAAAGGTTATTCGCCGGCAAGCGAGGTGTTGATCTCATTTGTGGGCGATGGTTTTTGGTCTGATGCGTTAGTCACTCCTAGACCTGATAAGCAATATGACTGGAGATTCTTGAAGGATCTGCGAGTTGCTGTATTCAGTGCTTCTCATGTAGACATGAAGAACTACGAAGGGATTGCTCGATATGCAGCCAATCCAGTGCAGGTGTTTCAGCTCGATGTTGAGGCAGGATTTGATGCTTGGTGGTCACCTACAGAACGATCAATGTTGCTATACCTCGATGAGCGTATCAGCAAGAATATGATTAAATATCAATTAGATACGCATGAATGGGTGCGTATGGAAAACGCCGAATGGAGTCGGTGGGTGAAGGAGAGGACAGTTGGATCTAATTCCCGACAATATTAACTTTAAGCAATACCTTTCGGAATCGGAAGGAACCGAAAAGGTAGTGCCAGCCAGTACGTTTATCGATGACGTGGTGGACCGGATCTATGGTGAGGTGCAGAACAACAGCCCGCATACGCCTTGGAGCCGGCTGGGAGATAACTATCAGATGCGACCTGGCGAGGTCACTCTCTGGGCAGGTATCAATGGACACGGGAAGACCCTAGTCACCAGTCACATTGCCTTGCACTTGTTGTTGCAGAACCAAAAGACCTGCATTGCGTCCTTCGAGATGAAGGGTGCCGCGACTATGGCAAGGATGGTCAAGCAAGCGGCTGGATCTGGTGAGCCATCGGTGGACTACATAAAGCGATTTCACAAGTGGACCGACGATCTGCTTTGGATCTATGACCAGCAAGGCGTTTGTGATCCTAAGACGCTTCGAGGCGTGATGATGTACGCAGCTGATGAGCTGGGGGTGACTCAGTTCTTCGTGGATTCCGTGATGAAGGTGATCAAGGGCGATGATGACTACAACGGGCAGAAGGACTTTGTTAACGAGGTCTGTGCTATTGCCCAAGATACTGGGATGCACGTTCATCTGATTGCACACGTCAAAAAAATGGGTGATGAGCTAACGATTCCGAATAAGTTCGACGTGAAGGGCAGCTCTTCGATGTCTGATTTGGTTGATAACGCGGCGATTATTTGGCGTAACCGTATCAAAGAGAAGCGTTTGGGCGATCCAAAGATCACTCCTGAAGACTTCGAGGAAGCCAAGAAGCTGCCAGATGCAGTGATTAACTTTGTTAAGCAGCGTCACTTTGATTGGGAAGGAAAGATTGCGTTGTGGCTAGCAGCTGGCGCGCATTCGTTTAATGACGAGTGGGGGCAGAAGCCGTACTTCTGGAATCCACCAAAACGTCAGAGCAAAAAGCCGCAGCTGGTTGTTCGAGAAGATAGTCACTACGACGAAGATTGGATTGAAGAGACCGAAACTTATTGATTTTTGGAGGAATAATGAAGTTTACGCAAGAAGATATGGCAAACTTGAAGCAGATCAGAGAAGAGAACCCAGAGTTTTCTGAGATGATCGATGAGCTGAAGAAAGCCTTTCCTGGCAGTCAATTGACTTACCTGAAAGCGAGTGGCTTTGAATACGGCAAGGAGTCGGAGGGATACAAAGTGGTTAACCCTGCGATCCTCGATGACCGAAAAGGTACGCCGTTTGAAAAGAAAACTTACAAGACAGCTGGTGAGCGCCGTCGAGCTGCGACCAGATACAAGGAGTAATCCGTGAACGCTGATGATGTAACTGAAGTTCTGATAGGTCTCAACCATGTTGGCATGGTAATGAAAGAAAACGATGTGGACCCAGAGGTATGTGATCTTATTTTGGATGCTATCAATACCATTCAGTATCAGCGCAATCTCATTGAGAATTTGGCAGCCCAGGTTGACATGATGGGCTTAGAAACAGAGGTGGTTCCCTTACATTAGGAGGAAATGTGGACGAACAAGAAATAGCTTTTCAGGGTGAAATGATGCTTTTGCAGTGGAATGAAAGCAGTACCCGAGGTCGAACCGTGACGTTCTTGGTGGATGGCGAAACAGATTCGCATCCATTTCGTGACTTCACAATCAAGTCAGGCAAGCGAGCTGGTCAGCGCTTTATGGCAGTGCTGGTGCAGATCGATGACGACGAGCAGCCGGTTAAACAACAACCGAAACGCTCACAACGTGCAGCTGTATTGTGCAAGGACCCAGACTTTTGGCACTGGGCTTCTGAAAGATCCTTTGCCCGTGTGAACAACGAAGATACGGCTCGCAGATGGATTCTTGATTTGATGTCGTTAACCAGCCGCAGTCAGATCGATCAGGATGAGATGACTCAA